ATTGAAAGCAAAATAACACGAAAACCAGGCCCAGAACGGCCTCACATAAGCCCTCGAGTAGGGCAGAAAGGAATGATGTATATGAAAGACACTATGATCCTTGCGGACCTGTCCGAGATTGAACTGGAGGCAGGGGCATCGCTCTCAGATATCCGCGTTGCAGCGACAGATCGAGCGGCAATGCTGATCACCTGGTCCAAACTGACGCGGGAGAACCTGGCCGTGGTCAAAATCAAGAATGGAGACGGAGTGGTGCGTGGAAATTATGAGAATCTTGTTCTGGAAAATGAGACGTCGAAGGTAGCCTCAGACGGAAGCGTAATGACCAGCTACCATTTGAGGCCCAAGACGGACTTGGAGCGGCTCGCGGAGCGTATGGACGCGGTGGAAACAGGGCAGGACGTTCAGGACGGGGCAATCAATGACATTGCCACGCTTACCGGCGAGATAGCGGGAAGGCTGGAAGGGGGGACCGCATAATGGGGAGATTTTACGGCATCAAGATCAGACGCGGAGAAATGGTCCTGGAGGACGTACAAGCGTACTGGAGGCCCGCAGTGGAGAAATGGTTGGCGGATAATCCCACCGAGTGACGGAGGACAACATGGAACAGATTATTGAGCATGTCATGGCCAACTGGGTCAACTGGTTGTTCGCTGCATTATACGGATTTCTGATGTTGGGGTACCGACAGATTGTGAAGCGCCAGAAGGAGGAGGCATCCAAAAGCGAGGCGTTGCACGACGGAATACAGGCACTGCTAAGAGATCGGATTATACAGGCGTACAACCATTATCAGGATAAGGCATATTGCCCAATATACGGCAAGGAGAATGTCAAGCGTATGTATGATGCATACCACGCTTTAGGCGGAAACGACGTTGCAACAGAGTTGAAAGACAAGCTGATGAAAATGCCGGAGGAACCGGTGGAAAGAGAGGTATAGACTATGGATTTTGGAATCGCAAGTGTGGCCGGAATCACAGTGTTGTGTTACCTGACAGGAATGGGCTGCAAAGCAGCCAAACGGGTGCCGGACGAGGTGATCCCGGTGGTATGCGGCGTAGCTGGAGCGGCATTGGGGGTGGTGGGTATGTATACCATGCCGGATTTCCCCGTACATGACGTGATCAATGCGCTGGCTGTTGGTACAGTATCTGGTCTTGCAGCGACCGGAGTCAACCAGGCGATTAAGCAGATCGGCAACAAGGCATAGAAGGAGGTGAGCCAACATATCCCACCGGATGGGTTAAGGCCGGAAGCTACATATACATCAGCCCTGGGGAGACTCAGGGCATTATTTTTAGAGGAGGTACTTATGAGCATCATGATAGGGCATGCTGGATCGGATGAGCATGGAAAAAATGCCGGCGGAACAGCCGGGGACCAGAAGGGAACGGAAGTATGCGTAAGAGAATGGTATAACCGTCCCTGGAATGTTGTGTTGCGCCCTAAGAGCGCATATGTGGCCGCTGATATGGTCCGGGCCATGCGCGATGCCTGCGCCAATGACAATATTGGCTACGACCAGAATCAGCGTACTACACTGTACACACAGGCCAAAGCAGTAGATTGGGTTATCACCAAGATCACAACGCCCTGCGAAACAGATTGCAGCGCATTGATTGCGGTATGCGCCAATGCCGCCGGGATTAAGGTAAGCAAGGACATCTACACCGGAAACATGGTCAAGGCGATGAAAGCAACCGGCCAGTTTGACGTACTGACGGACAGCAAGTATCTGTCCAGTGACCAGTATTTGCAGGCGGGCGACGTGTTGGTATACGAGGGCCATCACACAGCCATGGCATTGCAGTATGGTGCACAGGCGGCGTATCGTAAGGGATGGAACTATGACTACCATGGATGGTTCTTCTCACCATCTGGTGGGCGCGACTATCTCATGTCTTGCTGGCAGGTAATCAACCATCACAAATATTATTTCAATGGCGATGGCTACGCGCTGACGGATTGGCAGGTGATCGGAGGCAAGGACTATTACTTCGAGCCGCGCGCAGGCCACTCGCTGGAATGCGCATTATACATTGCCCCGGAGGGCGCACAGTACATAGGTGAGTTCTAACACACTGGCAGGTCATTACGACCTGCCTTTTGCGTGCGAGAATGGGGTGGGGGCATCGACCGAAAAAATCCGATAAAATGGTTGACAGGAGGGAAATGCTATGACGCTTGGAAAATTAATAGAAAAGATTGTGGAACAGAAGGGACAGCAGTATGACACGGGAACCTGACGGATTGGGTGAACGAGATTGAGGCCAGGCCGTGGAAGAGGTAATCAACCAGGCAGAGGGGAACAATGTTGCATTCACGCCATATGATTACATCCAGGACGCGGAACGCACTTTGCGGATTCCAGATAGATTCCAGGACGTATACCTGAACTATCTGTACGCCAAGATCGATTTCGGCAACCAGGAGACGGAGCGCTACAACAACGACGTGGCAATGTATAACGCATCCTATGAGGCATACGCGGCGTGGTTCAGGCGGGAGCACAAGCCCAAGAAGCGCGCCATGTTCTCAAAATTTTAGGAGGTGCACATGAGATTACCATTTCTTCGCACAGCGCCACAGGAACAGCGGAAACAGATCGGTCAATTCCTGGGATTGAATAAGAACCTGATCATCAACGAGAACGAATTTTCCGACATGCAGAACATGTCCTCGGACCGCTTCCCGGCCATCTGCACCCGCCGCCCGCGCGGCGCGGTCATGAAAACGCTGGGGAAACCGCACGGCCTGTTCCACAAGAACGGCCTGGCATACGTTGACGGCACGAAACTGTATTATAAGGACCAGGCCGTGGCCGACGTGACCGACACCGACAAGATCATGGTAGGGATTGGGGCCTATATCGTGATCTGGCCGGATAAGATCATGTATAACACCTCAGACGGCACGGTGACGCCCCTGGAGGTTACCTGGACCCAATCAGCCACGGCCACATTCGCGTTGACCACCACCGGCTCCACGATGGTCAAGATCAGTAGCACCGGGATTGGTAAGGCATTCGAACGCTATGACGCGGTAACAATATCCGGCTGCAGCAACGCCGCCTTCAACAAGACCGCAGTGATCCAGGATAAGGAGGATAACTACATCGTCGTGATCGGGGACTTGTCGGCCACCTTCACGCAAGCCTCCGGCCTGACGCTGAAACGCACGGTCCCAGATATGGATTATGTGTGCGAGTCAGAGAATCGCCTGTGGGGCTGCTCCAGCGCCAACCACGAAATTTACGCCTCCAAGCTGGGGGACCCCACCAACTGGCAAGCCTTCGAGGGGATCAGTACAGATTCCTACGCCGTCACGGTGGGATCGGATGGGGACTTCACCGGCTGTATATCCCACCTGGGCTATGTCCTGTTCTTCAAGGGGGACACAATCCATAAGGTGTTCGGCAATAAGCCCAGCAACTACCAGGTGACCACCTCAACCCCCATGCGCGGCGTCGCCAAGGGCTGCGAGCGTACCATCTGTATCGTCAATGAGACGTTGCTGTACGTCAGCCGTGATGATGTGTGTAGCTTCGACGGCGCGCAGCCGGAGAGTATCGGGGAAGCCGTCAAGGGCCTGGGGTTCGACGCCGGAGTGGCAAGCCACTACAACGGCAAGTATTATGCCTCCCTGCGCGATTCAGCGGGCCGCTGGGGCCTCTATGTCTATGACCTGAGCAAGGGCCTGTGGCACAAGGAAGATAGCCTCCACGCCCTGTATATGGCCTATGGAGAGGGTGAACTGTATTGCATTGACGAGCACGGCAACCTCTTCACCATCACCGGCGACCGGCGGGAAACAATTACCTGGAGCATAGAATCGGGTGATCTGATTGAGGGAAGCGTCGAGTATAAGCACGTCAAGCGCCTGATGTACAACATGATCATCACACCGGGGGCAGAAGTCAATGCCTATATTCGGTACGACGATGATCCAGACTGGAAGAAGATTAACACTTTCACCGGCAAGTCGTACCGGACCCACATCATGACCGTGGTCCCAGGCAGGTGCCAGCGCTACCGCATACGCCTGGACGGGATCGGGAACGTGACCCTAATTGCGCTAGGAAAGGTAATCGGACAGGGGAGTGAATTGCATGGCACTCTATAAGCCAATACAGATAGATGGGGATGAGGATATCAAGGTCCTGATGAAGAAGCTCTACCGCTTCAACGAGGACCTACGCTACACGATGTCCAATTTGGACCTCGCGGACAACTGCCCCGGCGTTCTGGACAAGATTGACGAGCGAGACGACATGCTCCGCACCATCAAGTGGGACGCGGACCAGCTGCACATACAGTACGACGACCTGGAGACGGACACAACCACCAGCCTGCGCCAGTCGGAGGACGCAATCAACATGTTGGTGAGCCGGGGATCGGTGGTGGATACCCTGATCACCCGCCTGGACATCTATAAGGAGTCGATCACCCTGAAATCCAAACAGATCGAGATTGACGCCAACAATATGACACTTGATCGGGCGGGTAATACCGTGTTTACAGGGAGCATTACTGGCGGATACATACGGTTGGCAAACGGAAAGTTCTGGGTCAATGAGGATGGAGACTGTTACATCGACGACGAACTGATCACGGAGACGTTGAACCCGTCCGACGGTATATTTGCCGCACAGCTGGAGGTATATAACGACGATGAAGTGATGATCTATATAACCGACACGATCAACGCCGGAGAGGCGTACATCGGCGGTGAGCTTAATTGCCGCCAGGTCAAGCAGCGGTCGGACCGTCGCGCAAAGAAGCACATCACCGGCCTGAACCAGTCGAAGTGCGCCAAAATCGTAAGCCAGTTGCAGCCGAAGTCATTCCGCTTCATCGGATCGGGAATCCCGTCAATCGGATTTGAAGCCCAGGACGTGTACCGTATACAGGATGATCTCCCGCTCGTGGGCCGCAACGGGGCATACCTGGAGATTCCATACGCGAACTGCACGGCACTCCTGGCGGGTGCGATTCAAGACAACCAGCGGCGCATAGATCGCCTGAAAAGGATGGTGATGTAATGGCATATTTTACCTGCCCGGTATCGACCGGGGAAGCTAACATGAAAAAGGTCAAGAGCTACCTCATGATGTTGAATCAGCAGTTGCAATACTGCTTCCAGAACATCGACCCGGAGGATAACTTCACCGCGGATTCCCTTCTGAAATACAAGGAGACGGACGAGAGCATATCCCAACTGGAAGTGAGCATGAAAGGATTCATGTCGCTGTTCAAGAACCTGAGAGACGACGTGGAATCCAGCATCAAAGTCCTGAACGGCCAAATTGAACTGAAAGTCAGCGCAGAGGAATTGTGCTCCGAAATCTCAATGACCACCGATACAATCACGTTTCGGACGGGAAGCTTGATTATTGACACCACAAATTTCAAGCTCCGTGCGGACGGATCGGCGGAGTTCTCCGGCTCCATCACCGGCGGGTCCATCAATATTAATGGCCGCTTCGTGGTTACACCGCAGGGGACCGTAACAATTCAATCTACCACGTTCAGTAAGCAGATTACCACTAACGGCCTGTTGTACAGCAACTACATGCGCATAGCCGGGGATGCCGATATCCACGGAAGTGTCAACTGTAGCGATCTGTACGCCTCAAAAGACGTGTCTTGCGAAACACTCTACCAGAGATCGGACCGACGCCTAAAAGAGCACATCGAGGATATACCGGACGAGACGGCCCTGGCGCTGGTCCTGGGGATGAAACCATCATCCTTCGTCTACAAGGAATCCGGGGAGCGCGCAATCGGGTTTGTGGCCCAGGACATTGACGAATTGCAGGACAGACTCGGCACCGCCCTTCCGCTGGTGGATCACAGCGGTGATTATATGTCAATCCCATATCCCAACTTAACGGCACTCCTGACCGGGGCAGTAAAAGCGCAGCAGAAAGAAATAGAAGAACTGGAAAGAAGAATAGGAGGAACAGCAGCATGAGCAAGAAAGTGATGTATGACGAGAATGAATTTGCAACCATGAAAACCCTGTTAAGACAGATACAGGTAATCGGGGATCAGCAGGCGGCAATTCTGGCAATGCTGGGGCAGACAGTCCGTAGCGGGAAAGTCGTAGAGGAGGAGCCGAAGGAACCGGCACCGAAACGGCAGAGGAAGGCCAAACAGCTTGCGACAGAACCGGAGAAGGAGGTCAAATAATGGCAGTAGGAAGCATTGTAGATTATCTCGCCAGCCGCGGACAGGACAGCAGCTACAAGAACCGCAAGAAGCTGGCGGAGCAGTACGGAATCGCCGGATACACTGGATCGGCCAATCAGAACACGCAGCTCCTTAATACGTTGCGCAGCGGATCAGCAGCGCAGCAGCCCCAGGCACCAGCCGGGGGTAACAATGTCACCATCACCCCCGTAAACTCGTCGGAAAAGGCCAGCCCTGCACAAGAATATATCACGGGCTACAAGTATAACAAGTACACCCCGTCCAACCGTGTCAATGATTATGCCGACAAACTGGAGGACCTGGAAAACTCCAAACCCGGCGACTTTTCCAGTCGATACGACGAGCAGATACAGAACATCATTAACACGATTCAGAACCGCCCGCAGTTCGACCAGGGTCAGGTATATGATTCCGACCTATATAAGCAGTACCGCGAACAGTATATCCAGCAGGGCAACAAGGCTATGCGGGACACCATGGGCAATGCTGCCGCCCTCACCGGCGGCTATGGCTCCACCTACGCCACCGCAGCCGGGCAGCAGGCCAACGATGCATACCTGAGCCAGCTTGGAGACAAGACCATGGATATTTTCGACCGAGTGTACAATCAATATCTGAACGAGGGCCAGGAATTGTATAACCAACTCGGTATGTATAACCAGCAGGATAACATCGATTATGGCCGTTACCGCGACACAGTGGGCGACTATTATAACGACCTGAATTACTACAGTAACCGCTATAACACGGAGTACGCCAACGACTTCAACGCCTACCAGACAGACCAGGACGCCATGAGTTGGGCCGAGCAGTACGCTTACCAAAAGACCCAGGACGCCTTGGCGCAACAGAATTGGCAGACCCAATTTGATTACCAGAAAGAGCAGGACGCCTTGCAATATGCCCTTGCCCAGCAGCGGGCGGCGCGGTCTGGGGGCGGCGGATCAGGAAAAAGTGGAAGCGCAACCCAGTTGACAGAGACGGAAGCCGAGCGCTATCTGGATTACGTCAGACAGACATATGGTCTGAATGCAGCGAACAAGGAATACAAAAACCTGATGAGCACCGGGGGAATAACAGACAAAAAAATGTCTCCAGAAATGGTAAAAGCAGCGCAAGAGGCCAATATGCCAAATTTGGGGTACAACTATTCGGACGAAAACAAGCTGAAATACTTGATGAGCATGATGAACAGAAAGTGAGGCAGTTATGGCATTATCTGAAAACGAAAAAAGGCGGTTTGAGAATCGATATAGAGGCATAGTCGATCAGAAAAGTGATCCGTTTGACGCATTGCCGGATAGTGTGAAGGCAAGATTGTATAAACGTAAAAGTACACTTGAAAAGAATGCTGGTGACGTGCCGGCCAGTAAGCGCAAGCACATCTATTCAGAATTTGGCACAGGAGTGGAGACAGAATTTCGCAACAACCTTCCTGGGCTTGCGCAGGAATACGCGAGAAAAAGGGCAGAGAGTGAGCGGACGCTGCCCTTTATCGGTACTGGTGTATACGGAGCAATGACCGGAAATAACATGCCCAGCCTGGCGCTGGAATACGCCCAGGAACGGGCGGAACAGGGCTACAAGCGGCCAACATTACGGGACCCAGAGTTTGCGGCATTGGCGGTACAGAACGCATATACAGGCTTCCAGGTGGCACAGAGGGCAATGCAGGAAAAACCATCCGCCAGAAGCACGGCGGCAGACTATGTAAGCCAGAGAAAGCCCTACAGCCTGCGCCAAACCCCATATGATCAGGACTTGCAAAAATATGCGCCTCAGAAAGTGGAAGAGAAGCCGAGGGAAAAAGACTTCCGCAATGTCGGTTTCTATGACCAGAACAACGAATTTGTGCGCTTTGACAGTCTGGAACGACAACCAGATTATAACGACATCGTGGCACAATCTAAGCGCAACGGGAATCCCCTGGAGGACTATTATAATAACCCGGTCAATAGAAGATTAGATTCCATAGGGATAACCGGTGAGGATATTATAAGTTTCACGAATAACTTCGACAGCGCGACCAGCAGGACAAGAAAGTATGCTCTCATGAGCGACCAGGAACGGAATAATTACAATTACATCTATGGAAAGGCCGGAAAAACGGCTGCGGAGCAGTATTTGGACGCACTGCAAAATACCATCAGTCAGCGCGGAGCTGCCGCCCAGTACGCAGAGAGTCAGGCAACGCCCGGACTGCTGCGGGTGCCGTCAAATATCGGGAAATCCTTTGAGGGAGGAGCTAAAGGCGCGATAGAAGGATTTGCCGCATTGCCTGATTTTCTGGCGGGTACGGAAAAGGATTATACCCCGAAGGAACACGAGTATCTACAGAATATGCTACTCGAAGATGCCTCCTGGCCGGAAGGGCTGGCGTATAAAACTGCCTCAGCTATAGGAAACATGGCCCCGTCAATCGCAACCGGTACGATTGCGGGAAAAGCCGCTGGAACTGGAAGTAAACTCGCCAGATGGGCGGCAGGGGGAGCGGCACAGGAAGCCGTATTTGCGACACAAATTGCAGGACAGACATACAGAGAGGATATAATGGAAGGACGACCAGTAGAGGGTGCACAAACAAACGCTATCTTCACGGGTGCGGATGAAGCTGCGACAAACTGGCTCCTGGGTGGTATTTCAAGTCTTGGTGGCGGAACTGCCAAGAAACTACTGGGAAATACAAAAGCCGCGAAAGCCGCAAAACAGGGAATAGCAAATGCATTCGCAAAAAATCCTGCACTGAGAAGGGCTGTACTGGGGGCAATGAATTATGGGGGAGATATGCTCTCTGAGGGAACCCAGGAGGCAACACAGGACTTTACGGAGGCGCTTAGAAAACACTATATCTATGGTGACGAACTGAATTTGCAGGGAGTAGCAACTGATCCGCGGACCTGGGAAGATTTCCTTTTGGGCGCAATCACTGCCGGAGTTATGAATGCCCCTGGCGCGGTTGCCAATAACGTCGCTATCAACCAGTACGGGAAGGGCATAGATCATGATTATCGAGATGTAGCTGCTGGTATCGATACCAGCCCTGAGAGCTATGCAACGGCTGAGGATTTGCAGCAGGCTATGAGCCTACAGGGCTTGGCGCAAGAATACGCGGACCGCCAGGCCAATAAAGAAACAATATCTAATCGTGACAAAGCAGAATTTGAGTTGCAGCTAGAGAGCTTCAATTACGGAGCACAGGCCCGCAAAAAGGCGCTGGATAGCATCCTCGCAGAGGACCAGGAACCACCTGCGCAGCAGAATCATGAGCCGGGAGGAGAACAGCCGGACGCTCCCGTGCAGAAGCCCACAATGAGCCAGAACAGCCCGGAAGCGGCCCAGATGAGGGAAGCTGCACTAGCAGCTCAGAAGGTTGATAGCGTGGAGTATAATGCGCCGACTACAGAGAGTGTGGATGGAATAGTAAAAGAATACGCCAAGATTTTCGGGAAAGAAGGGCAAAAAGCGTTTGAAGCTCTCTACGATGGAGAAACAGATATTGCTGCATTTTCAAAATCATTCGGACGAGCTTATGATATTGGACACTACGATCAAAAGATTACGCCGGAGCATCAGAGAGAGGCCGTGGTACTCCTGGGGGTGGATGGATTTTCAACCGCTTATGCAGCGGGCGCGCGTGACCGCAACGCAGAGATAAAATATGATAAGGATACATATGAGCCGACGGCATTAATCAAAGGAGCACCCAAAGAAGGCGGTCTTGGTTATGTTGCTCCCAATGCAACCGAATCGCAAAAGCGTTGGGCAATGAGCGTCGGGAAAGCAACGGGCCTACAGGTTGATCTTGTGGATACACTGGAAAACCCAAATGCAGCAGCTTCCTACACCAAGGGAAAGATCACGCTCTCCATTAACTCCAGCGACTTCCTTGGATCGGCCTCTCATGAGTTGACGCATTACATCAAGGATTATTCTCCCGAACTGTATCAGCGTTATAAGGACGAAACCATCAAGGCACTGATGGAAGCCAAAGGTGTTGATCTGGAAACGCTGCTCAGTAACTACGGAGCGGCATATGAGCGCAGTGGGCAGCAGTTGAGCAGGGATGAACTGACGGATGAGATTGTGGCGGACGCTGCACAGAGCTTCTTCAATGACCCTGAATATATCAACAAAATCGTATCAAACAATACGATAGTTGGTAAGAAGATTGTTGATTGGTTGACCGACGTAATTGATGCGATCAAGCAGCTTATCAAGACCGGAAGCACCCGCCAGGCCGCGAAAGCGCTGGAAGAGAATCTGGAGAACCTTGAAACGGCGCGCGATATTTGGATGGACGCGCTGGAACGCGCGGGAGATCGGTATAAAGCAGGCTGGGAGACTGAGACAGATACCAAATATCAGCTCAACCAATTTGGCCTTGAGGAATACACGGAAAAAGAGCGGCAGTGGTGGAAAGATAGCAATATCGTGTTTGCAAATACAAAGCAGGATATTATCGACTATTTCAACACGAAAGTACATAAGAAGCCATATTCCAGATTATACCTTGGTACAATCGGATCGGAATTAGCTGACAGAATCTATAAGGATACTAATGTTCGCTTGGAAGGTTACAGCATAGCAATAACAAGTGAGTTTGAAAATTCTCATGCCGACGCTGAAAAGGAGAGAGCACGGGGGCAAATTGCTGTTACTGCTGAAATGGTCGCGGACCTGCCTGAAATAATTTCAAAATATGACAAGGTAAGCGTAACGGAAAAACAGGCGAATGGAAAGCCGGTTTTGAAATTCGAAAAAAATATACATGGGAAAAGAGTCGCAATCGAATATGTGTCCGATAAAAGAAAAATGCTGACATTACAGACGATGTATGCGTGGGGAGACAAAAATAATAACAGGAACGTACCCACAGCGCCAGATGTGCGTGCCTCCGCTCAAACGTCCGAAACGAGAAGTGGTCTTGTTCCTGTTAAGAATAGTATATCACAGGATAATAATGAAGGCAAGGCTCGCTTCCAGCTCGAAGATGTGGATACAGTCGATGTCCGAGTGCTTCAGCAGGAATTTCAAACCCTGCGAGAGGCTAACGATCTGCTGAAAAAACAGTTTGAACTAACATCAAAATCTAAACCACGTCAAGAGGAAGTGAAAAAGGTTGCAACAAAATATCTGCGGAAGTACAACAGCACCTATAACCCTGAAACGCTCAAACGCAATATCGGCGAACTCTATGAGTATATTAGAAGCGCGGAACAGGTAGACGGGGCAGAGGTGACGGAGCTGGCAACGGGGATCGCCAAGAGTCTGCTAAAGAAATCGCGATCAACGTCAGAATTTGCAGATCAATACCAGGACTTAAAGAGACAGATAAAGGATACCAAAATTAAAATCACGGACCAAGACAAGGCCGATCTGGCACAGATGGGAGGGTACAATACATTCCGCAGACAATATTTTGGAAAATTGACCATGGGAAACGATGGAATATCCATCGACTCCCTGTACCAAGAACTGTCCAGCCAGCATCCGGAATTATTCCCTGCTGATATCACGCATCCGGCGGATCAGTTGATGGCGGTAGCTGCGGCCGTCGATACAATGACCGAACAAATTGAAAACCCATACCATGCAAACCTGGATGAGATGTCATATATCGTTGGTCAAGAAATCCTGATGGACTATTTCGAAGTGCGCCCAGAGCCGCCGACCTTTGCGGATCGCAAGGCGGCAGAGGTCCAGAAGGTGCGCAGAGAGTATACCAAGAAAATGAACGAATATAAGGACGGAATCAAGCAGAAATATAACCAGGCCGTCAAGGAGGTGTGGAAAAATAGCAATGCTGAGATCGAAAGAATGAGAACAGCCTATAACAATATGTCAGGTGCAGCCCGCAGGGAGTACAAAGATTATTATATGAATAAGATGAACGAACTGCGAAACGACAAAAATCAATCTCTTGCCGCCATGCAGCAGCGGCACCGTGAGCAGCTCCAGCAGCGGCGCGAAAGCCTTAGAGCGCAGAATGCCAAGAAAGGCATCCTAAAGGAGCGCCAGGCCCTTGAAACGTGGCTGCTTAAACCGACAGACTCCAAACATATTCCACAGGCATTGCGAACAACTGTAGCGGAGTTCCTTGGAAACATAGATTTTTCGTCGGCAGCAGATGAAGGGACGGAGGGCGTTGTAACTCAAAGGACAAAAGCATGGAACAACGCAAGGAAAGCATTTGAAGAGATCGTAAAGACTGGAGTAGCAGAGGGAGAAGAGGGAAAAGCATTTTATATGGAAGTTGATCCTGATTTGGTAAACCGGTTAGAAGAACTGACAAATAAGGCCCAGGGGGTTAAACGGCTTGATGAGATGGATGCATATTCGTTGGAAGAACTACAAAAAACGATTAAGAGCATAAAAAAGGCTATCACAGAAGCCAATGCTTTAAAGAGCAACCGGCGTTATAAAATAGCATCTGATCTGGCAGAGGGAGTAATTGAGGATTTACAAACAAAGAAAACCAAAACTGAATATGTAGGTCCTCTCAGATTTGCGGATAGTATGTTTAACTATGATATGCTTGATCCTCAGACTTTGTTTGGGGAAATGGGACCACATATGAAATCCACTTATGACAGCTTACGGTATGCATTGGATAAGAAAACGCTTCATCTTCGAGCAGCGCAAGCATATATGGATCAGTTGCTAGAAAATACGGGGATATCGAAAAAAGATATTCGTCAGTGGACGGGAAAACATGCAAAAACGATTGAATTTGATGTAGTTGGAGGGAAAATAAGCCTGACAATCCCACAAATCATGTCTATATACGAACTTGATAAGCGGCCCCAGGCAAGAAACCATATGTATGACCGAAATGGTGGAATAAAATCGGCACCAAGAACAGTAGCGTCTAAAATTGTTGGCGGGAAAGTGATACCTGGGCATGTTGAAAAGCCCACAAAACCTACACGCGTAAGTGAATTTGATATCAAAAAGATTATTAGCAGCTTGACACCAGAACAAAAAGTTTTTGCCGATGGCGTACAACAATATTTAGGAAACGAGGTGGCAAAATGGGGAAATGAAGTCACAATGGAAATGTACGGCTATGAGAAATTCACGGCTGGCAACTATTTTCCGATAGTGACGGATAAAAATTACATAATGACAAAAGAAGGCGATGTTGTAAATCAGATGTCTACTATCAAAAATATGGGGAGCACAAAGAGCACGATAGACCATGCGCATAATCCCATTATTATAGAAGATATATTTGATGTTTTCACACGACAGGTTGATCAAATGAGCAGCTATAATGCCTATGTAATCCCGCTATCTGATTTCAATAAAGTGTGGAATTATATGGATATGCGTGGGAAAAATCTTGGAAGTGTTAAAGAGAACATCGAAAAGACTTTTGGAAGGGGTGGAAATGATTATCTAAAAAAATTGATTATTGATATCAATGGGAGCATCAATACAGAAAAGAGCGTAGCAGATAAATTGTTGTCAAACATGAAAGCGGCGTCTGTGTCTGGAAACCTTAGAGTAGCGATCCAACAGCCTACAGCCTATATGCGCGCCATGATGGAAATTGACCCTAAATACCTTGCCAAGGGGGCCTTCACGATAAGCCGTAAAGACCAGTGGGGTACGATACTAAAATACGCCCCAATCGCCCAATGGAAGGAATGGGGATTTTACAGGATGGACGTAAGCCGACAAATGAAAGACGTGCTGTTTGAAACGGATAGCACGGTGCAGAAATTTACTAACTCACTTATGATAGGCGCTGAATTTGGGGATAAGATTGCATGGCAACGTTTGTGGAGAGCTTGCGAATATGAATGCCTGGACCTGCACCCTGAATTGAAACAAGGGACAGATGAATTTTACAAAAAGGTGGGAGAGCGCTTTAGCGAAGTGGTAGATAAAACGCAGGTGGCGGATTCCATACTGCATCGTACTCAAATTATGCGAAAGACTGGAGCTGATAAATTCGCAACAGCCTTTATGGCGGAACCATTAAAAACCTATAATATGCTTTACCGGGCCGCAATGGACGTGCATAAGAATGAGCCTGGAGCAAAAGCGCGAGCAATTCGGGCCGCTGCGGTATTCACCGCTACAAGTTTCGCGACGGCAGTAGCGGCTTCGGTGATGGATGCCCTTAGAGACGATGATAGAGACAAGACATTACAAGAAAAATATAAAGAGAGTATATGGGATAATTTTTGGTCAAACATGAATCTAATTAATAATGTTCCATACCTGAGGGATGCATGGTCTACATTTCAGGGATTTGCACCTGTACGACAAGACGTATCGGCTTATCAAGATTTGCAGTATGCATATAAGAAACTCGAAAAATTGTATGAGGGCGACAGCAAACTAACCCCTCAATATGTGCTCGCGTATAGTTTACAGATGTCCAGCAAGCTTCTTGGCGTGCCGATCAGGACGATCTCACGAGACGCCGGAGCAATTATCGATACTGTGAAGGATATAGCTGGAGGAGAGTCAGACTATAAGTGGTTGCGTCAGAAATATGATATAGGCCACGATGATAACCGTAAAATGTACGCGAAGATGATTCTGGAAGCTGAGGAAGCCGGGAATACTTCATTAGCCGACACAATCAGGGCCGATATGGTAGCCTCCGGCGCTGATCCTGAAAAGATTAACTCATCAATAGACGGAATTATCAAAAAGCGTTACGAAGATGATGAGCGTATTCAGCAGGCGGCGCAAGCCCGCATTGATGGAAGGCCAGAGGAATACAAAAGACTCTATGAAGATATACTGGCTGATCCGGTCTATGAAGGTCAGTACCCAGAGCAGGTTCAGAAACTGATCAAGTCAGCGCAAGGGAAACTGAAAGAAGCACAAAAAAGTGCTGATTATATTGGAGACGAAGGAGGAGAGGAAGAAAAGGCAGAGGATCAGGGAGAGACATATACCAGCATCTATACCAATGCAGATATGATAAACGCATTGGCGGCGGGTAATAAGGAAGGATTTGCGCAGGTTGCTGAGGACATATATAAGTCTAAGATCGCAGCCGGAAAAACCAAGAAAGAAGCACTGAGCAGCATCCGCCAAGCAATAACGGCGGTTTACAAGAAAAAATACAAGGAGGCCAAAACAAGAGAAGAAAAAGATAATATCATCAAACTGATGAACACGCTGAGAGTAGCAGGGCAGAATATCTATAGCGGCTATGATTATAGCAGTTGGCGTAAGTAGCATAGAGGCGGACATTGTGCCGCCTCTTATATTGTAAAAGA